TTAATTTATGATAGGATATGGGTGACCAGTCTTATTCAATTTGGATTGATTAGTGAGACTAGAACATCAGATATAGAAGTATGGAATTCTTTTTTTGTAGGGATGATTGGAATTGAAGAGTTTACTGATCCAGCAGATGCAGGGATTAGTATTGAGACTATTACACCACCTGTATATATTTCAGCTAATGGTTATGAAACATATGAAGTAACTGTATCGGCTGCTGGTCCTGCCGAGCAGAATACTACTTTTGAATGGGTTATAAATTCTCTAGACTTTTCTACTCTAGTGACTGGAACAAGATTAATTCCTTTTCCTTTTATGATTGAGTGGGGTAACGGTGAGACTATAATATATGAATACCATACTAGTGTTTACGGTTCTAAAACTACTCATGAACAGAGAAGAGGGTTAATAGACGCTTGTACTAGACAATCGATTATAAGTTTGTTATTGACTGATATAGAAGCGCAATCTTTAGCTAACTTAGTTCGATATGCTATAGGGAAGTATTGGGCTGTTCCTATTTATTGTGAAGCAGTGAAACCTTCTATTTCTTTACTAGGTGCAGATTCTATCACTACCAGTGAGGATTTAACTTATCATTGGAACTTAAATAATTATTCTGATTATGTTACTATATTTGATACCGTATCTAGAGAGATAGAAGTTAAATCTGTTTCTACTGTTAGTTCTTCTCAGATTGCGTTAGAGACTATTATAACTGGTACTTATGATATAAATACTACCAAGGTTATGCCTACTTATGTTGGTATACTAGCCGGTTTTAGTTTAAATCAGACTACTGATTCAGTCCAGCAAGTGAATTTGAGGTTTCAGGAGGTTCGGATAAGTGGCTTCTAGTATAGAGACTCTAGGAACTGAATTGGAAGTATTTCCTAAGAATCCTAATTATGCGAATGGGATTTCTATTAATGTAGACGTAGGCACGACACCTATGCTGCTGCATTCGTTTTCTGCTATCAGTACGATAGAAGATTATGAGAGTAAAAGAATAACTGCTTCGGCTGAGTACATTTGTTTTACAAAAGAAGAGAGCAGTAATCTTTTGGATTTTATAGACTCTCATAAAGGTAGAAGAAATAAATTTTGGTTATATACAAAAATAAACGAATTCACTCTTAATGATAGTATTGCTGTATCTTCTCCATTCATTACTTGTACTCCTAATGAGTACGATAAAAGCTATAAGACAGTAGATAGAATTTATATGATCTTATTGAATGGAGATATTATAGTGAGGAGAGTCACCTTAGTTAGTGTTTCGAATGATGATATGGTGGTAAGTATCACTCCTACTATGCCAGCTTACGAAATATATCCTTATGATGTAGTAGAATTAGGAAGAGTTATTTGTTGTAGATTTGATCAGTCTTCATTTGAATTTGAGAACATAACAGATCAAGTATATAGGATGAATTTAAGGTTTCTAGAATTGCCGGAGGAGTACCCTGCAACATGACTACTTATGCTGATAATTTAACTGCTGTTGAGCAAAAACCTTTTATTGAATTATTTAAGTTTCAGCGTGGGGAAGAGTACGCTTATTATACTAGTTATAATACCGACATAGTTTTTAATAATCAAACCTATGTGGCGTCTTCTATAACTAGAGGACCGTTTACTTCCGATACTAATTTATCGGTAGTGACAGTTGAGATTACTGCCGCCATCTTTGATGAGTTCGCAAGCTATATTGCTGATCAACCTTCTGTTAGAACTACGGTTACTGTATATAGAGCAGTATCAGATGAGTTAGGAGAATATGTTTTATTATTAGAAGGAAATATAGTCGGGATATCTTTTACAGAAGAGAATTCTTGTACAGTCAAGGTTCAGGAGGATGCAAGTGTAATAGACAGAGAAATAGATATGATAGTGCATTCTGCTACATGTAATAATAATGTCTTTTACGATAAATGCAGATTAGATCCTCTTCTTTGGAGAGTATATACAGATCAAATAACCGTAACTGATGGAGTGATTTATTGTGATCAATGTTCTGCACAAGATGATGGATTCTATAGTGGAGGGGAAGTACATTATGGAGCAGATGCTAGACTGATAACTAGTCATATAGGTAATGCTCTTGTTCTCCATGTTCCTTTTGATTCTAGGGTTACTACGGGAACTTTAGTGGAGATCTTTCCCGGTTGTGATAGGCGAGCTAGTACTTGTGTTTCGAAGTTTAATAATTTAGCTAATTTTGTCGGTATGCCTTATATTCCAGACAAAAACCCTACTATTTGGGGAATATAAAAATGAGTAGTAAGAATTTAAGTGATGAAGTGTGGAGTAGACTAAGAGAAGAATTGAGAAGTTGGATAGGGACTAAATATATACCACTTCAAAAATCTAAAAACGTTGGTGCTGATTGTTGTACTTACATAGGAAAATCGTTAGAGTCAATAGGAGTACTTAGTAATTGTGAATACCCTAGTAGAAGAGATAGTCATTGGTATTTGGCTGAGAATAATAGTCCTGATTTGATACTAGAAGCTTTTAATAGTAATTTTGAAAGATTCATGAATCGTGAATACGTTTACGAGAGTTTGGGGAATTGGGAGCAGTATATTAGAGGGGATATGTTATTGTTCAAGTTTAAAAAGAAAATTCCGTTATTCACCCATTGCGGAGTGTACATGGGGAATGACATTATTCTTCATAATAAAGAAAAAGGAAGTATAAGCGAAGTTCAATTTAGTGATAAATGGAAGAAGTATTGTAAGAGAGTTTTTCGTTTATACGAGAGGTAAGTTTTCATGGTAATACTGCCATATGTGGCTTATGCTGTTATTGCTGCTGGATTCATCTATAGCATGTATTTGATGAATAAGGGTAGTGGTGATGTTGATTCTCTAGATCCGTCTACTCTAGATGATTTTAATATTACTACTGCTGATGAAGGGTCGGCAGTGCCTTTAATATATGGTATTAGGAAAGTAACAGGAAATTTAATATGGTACGGGAATTTAGAATCTGAGCCAATAACTAATACTGTTCAAACCGGTGCGTGTAGTGAGAGTGAAGTAACAGTAGGATTCAATTACTACATAGATGCGTGGTTGACTATAGGTCACGGTCCTCTCACAATTGATAGAGTATATGTTAATGAAGAAGGAAGAGATTTAGTTAATATAGATTGTTCTTATTATACTTATTCTTTTGGAGAGATAGACGGACAACCTGATGTTCCTGTGGAGCCGGGGGAATACTCTAGCAGACTAGAGGGAGTAGCTTGGATATTCTTCAAAAGATTATATGTTGGAGAAAACACTACTGTATTTCCTACCCTTCATTTTTTAGCTAGAAGTAACATAATTACCCATCCGATAGACTATCCTCATATTGGAACAATTAGTAGTTGTAATGCTGCTACTGCTGTGTACGATGTACTAATGAGAAGTGGTGCTGCTCCTAGTCAAATAGATGAAGATTCTTTTAATGCTGCTGCTACGTATTGGTATAACAAAGGATACGGTATAAATGTAGTATTTAAAAATAGACCTAAATGTAGAGATGCTATAAGAAAAATACTAGCTCCTATAGGAGGATCTTTTTCTCAAGATAACAATAGAAAGTATTATCTGATACCATTTGATGAGGATGCTACTAGTTCTACTACACTTGATTTTGATGATGGAGATATTCGCAATTTTACTTTTACTAGACCAACATGGGATGCGTTATACTCTGATTTTGTCGGAACATATATTGATAGAGAACAAAATTATTCGAAGAGAACAGTTAAAGCCTATAATCCAGCACTGTATAGATTACTAGGACGGAAGATTGAAAAAGCGATAGACTTAACTGCGCTAGTAGATGTTGACGTAGCAAGTGCCCGTATATGGGAAATAATGAAAGAGAATACTTATCCGGCGGCAGTTATTACTTGTGAAGCGCCAATGCGGTATTCTAACATATTGATTGGTGAAGTAGTTACCGTGAATAATTCTAGATTCGGAATAGATAATGCAGAATTTAGATTACTTAAAAAAACTGTTCAAGGACAGGAAGATAATTATGTAAAGTTAGAGTTAAGACAAAAAACAGAGAATTTATACGATACTAGTTGGCTAGTGGGTGGTGGTAGTAGTTGGTCTCCACCTACTTATACTCCAGAAGCATTAACTGCTCAACATGTATGGCATTTGCCTTATAATCATTTTACGGGAGAAGGTTGCCATTATTTACTATTGGCTCAAAGAACTAATAGCTTTGAGAGTGGATTTTTAGTTTATACTAGTCATGACGGAGGAGCGAATTACGATCTAATCCATATTGCGAGATCTTGGAGTCAGCATGGTACACTGACTTCTAACTATGGAAGTACTTATGAAATAGATGAGAGCGTTGGATTTACCTTTACTCCTGATAGTGACGATTTCTTGTGGGAGACTACTACAGTTGACGAAGCAATGAATATGCAGAGAGCAGCTTTAATTGGAGATGAACTTATAGGTTTTGCTTCTGCTACTTATAATGAAG